TGTTTACCTCTTAGGCTGTTCTGCCATCTTTGGCTTGAATTTCAATCTTTTGCAAAGACAATTGAATATTATTGATTGTTGCCTCATAGCCCGTCTGGACAATCTTTCCTGCACCAGAAGCATTGGCTCTTAATGTTTTTATCTTTACGCCACCTGTGTACTCAGCAGTCCCATATTCAGCAGTGCCATATTCATAACTTTCTTGAGAGGGAATAAAAATATTCTGGGCTTGGTATGAGCCTGAATAATCAAATCCCCAATTGATTGTTAAGAACTGATTTGATCCACCAATGACAATGGCTGAAATAGTTTTTAAAATAGAAATCTGGTTTGGATTGCCAAGGTCAGCATTGTTTGTGTAGTACGCAAATCGGTACGTTGATGTGTCATCTAAGTAACCATCATACTTGCCGATATATCCATTTTTACCAATATACAGATCGCCATTACGCAAAGAACGCAAAGATGTTGGTGCAATAGAGTCCCATTTGGTTACACGGGAAGCACCATCTTGCAATGTTTGTTTGGTATCAAAACAATAAACTTGAAAAGTAGCGGGTAGTACAAGCAGATAAAACGCTTCTTTTTCTGAGTAAACAGACTTTAGATTAGCCAATACTTCGTTTATCAAAGCTGAATTTAGGTCAAAACGAACATTCTTAGACAAGTCTCTTAGGGGTGCAGACTTCTCTTGAATTGTCCTCATCAGTGAACGAACACCTGAATCTGACAAGAAAACAACGTCAGAACCAATACTTTGAATCGTATCCCTTGCAATACATCCAATAGAACCTACTGTGTCGCTTAAAACGAGAGAAGCTGGAGTAGAAGCACCAGAATAAACAAGAATCTGTCGTTTACCAAAGATAAACAAGAAATCATTGTGAGCTGCCAAACCCATGACTTCATCAGCACCATTAGGCCATACACGGGATACATCTAATGAGCCAGAAGTACCACCACCCCATACATGACCTGCAATCAGATCAGAGAAGGTAATAGTTACTTTATCTGTTGCAGTATTAGCCACCCATAAGCGACCAAAAGCAGAAATACAGATGTTTGCTTGAGGGACAGTAGCAACATAACCAGACTTTTCAGACACTCTGCGATAAGTAGTTGTACTTACTGCGGGATCATAAATCAATGGATCGTGACCAGTTTGAAAGAAGTAAGCAATGCCATTTAAGGATGCACATTGCCAATTAGATGCCGTAATGGTAGGAGCAGTACCGCCACCACCATAGGTCAACTCAGTCACCACATTAGAAGCACCAAGTTTAAATATCTTGTTGTTTCCAGCAAACAGAACTGTAAGAGTTCCATCGTTTTGCACTAACTCATGGATAACACCAACGTCATTAGCACCTAGATTGCCAGAAGAAGCGTTAACCCTTGACCAACCTTTTCTAGCACCAATACGACCATACTGATCCAAGATGCAGTTAGTTGCAACCAAAGCAAAGCCAGCCTCTAAACTAAGAGGCGAGTCTTCAGTGTTCAGGCCATAAAAGCCTGGTGCTGAGAGACTGTAACTTTGTAGAGGCTTAGACATTACACGGGTTCAAAGTTGTTTTCAACATAGCGAGTTCCTTCGAGTGCAATAGCATCCGAGAGCATTCCTCTGAACAAAGCATAGGCTTCGGAAGAGGCAGTTCCTCCATCCTCGCCACGCTCAATCAAAGCCCGTGCATAAGCACTTTGGGCAACCAAATAATCCAAGACTTTTACAGATGTAGCGTCTGATGACAGAGTTGCTTGCGGTACTGCCAAGTCAAACATGACTGTATAGACTCCATTAGGAATTGGGAATAACTCTACTTTTGTGTCTCCACTAGAATCAACACCATCAAAGGTAAACTCAGAAGGTATGCCAGTTGATGGAGTGCCAAAGTTCAGTTTGCGATTCATGTCCACAAAACTGATATTTCTTAAAGCAATAAAACTTGTTGAATTGATAGCATCATTAACTTGGAACTTCTGACCAGCACCTGTCATTGAATAGGCGTGTGTGTTTGCAGTAGTTGTGATAGTCACTGTCGTGCTAAGAACATTCCAATTAAAGGAATCTTCAATCTGACGTTTTGCATCATTGACAAACTTGCCAATCAAAGAAGAATAGGTTGTTTCGCCAACAGTAGAAACTGTACTTTCACGCAAGCGAACCAACACATCGTTAACTAATTCTAAGTATGTCATGTTCGTTGCGCTCCATTAAGCTCAAATGTTGCAATAAAACTAAAGGTACTAGCGGATTGCGTAGTAATTTGAATTTTATCGCCTTCTTCTAAAACAATATAAGCATTACCATCAAATTGAAGGTATGCCTTTGAAGTAAAGTCGTATTGAGTAAGAATATCATAGGTAGTCGCCAAACTAGCGTCATACCATTGAACAGTTATGTGCTTAGTCGAACCGCCAGTATTGTGAATGTACATCACAGTAAACTTGGCGTAGTAACCCGTAGGAACTGTATAAACAGTAGTTAATACTGCCGCAGTAGGGCTAACTCCAACAGTTACTGGTCTCACTTCATATTCCTCTTAGAGATCGCTTTAGCCTTAGCCTTAGCGTCTTCCTTGGACGTTGCGCCCCAAGCTCTAAGAGAAAGTAAAAGTCGGGTAGGCTTTCCATCTTTCATCTCAGCTCCTGGCATATTGCCCATGCGTGCTAAAAAGGATGCCCTACGAGGGTTATCTCCCGACTTAACTGGTGGTTTTAAATTTCCACCTGTTTCTGCATTATACGATGCTCTTCCTTTGGCATTCAAGCCCCCCTTGGGGTTTTTTCCTTCTTTTGTTTGCCAAACAGGAGATTTCATTTCTTCTTTGCGGTCTTAGCCGCAGCCTTAAATGCCGCCTCAGTAGGAGCACCTTTAGAACCAACTTTTCGCATCTTTTCCTTAGAACCCGCTTTAATGCGTTCTTGTTTGGCATTGATGTTAGCGTAAAGACCTTGTTTCATTTCTTTTTCCTCATTGGCTTGCTCATTCCAGCCTCTGATAAAGCAATGGCAATGGCTTGTTTCTTAGAAGTTACGGCAGGGCCTTTCTTAGAGCCAGAATGCAACATACCTGCACCATACTCCTTCATAACCTTGCTGATCTTAGTTTGAGCTTTAGTCTTTTTCATATCAGTACAAAACCTTTGCTGTGATTGTTCCAGTGACATAAACTGTGCAATTGGCTCTTAAATACTTAGGTGCATTTGCAACAGTAACAATGCCATCACCAGTTAAGGCTGTACCAATCGTTGAATATGTTACCCCGTCAAGACTCCCTTGCAAAGCAACAGTAGCACTTGTGATGCCTGAGACTTGTAGAAATGCGGGTTGACCAGGATCGACTTGAACTGCGGTTGATGCGCCAGTTGCAGTAACGGCACTCAAAAGTGTAATTGGAGAAGCTAATGGCATTATTTACCCCTTGTGGATTTTTTCATCATGTTTGTAGCGGTACGACCACCACGTTCAGGCATTGGACGCATCTTGGGTTTACCAACAGCAATCATAATAGCCAAAGGCATAGTCTTTGGTTTCTTAGTCTCTTTTGGCTTTGTCATTTTCATGGTTTTTCCTTCGTAATAGGCCCGCCAGCTTTCCACGCATCACAAGTACGGGCGGCAGCACAAGTGAATTGAAATAAGTCGCAATAGCCGAGATCAGCGGCTTTAATGAAATTTTGGTCATAGGATAACTCTCCTTCTACCTCATCTTTTTCTAAACCAACAGAGATGCACTCCATCATTTTAGGTGTTTGGATAAAGGCTGCACAGTTTCCACAGCGCATACCTTTGATTTCTTCTGTAGGAGCGTTGTACATCTTGGCTTTCTTTAGCCAGAACGCATCGTTTGGTTCATTTGGATTGGGCGGGCCATATCCAAAGTTCTTAAAAGCATTGTTTCGGTTCTTCAGATTTACCGAAATATCTTGTGTTGCAATAGGACAAACTACACCAGTAAGTAGGTTCATTTCATCACCTTTGTAGCTATAAATGAAATAAAACCACCTATTACAGAAGCGATAGCCATACCTACAAAGAATCCACCTTTAGACCTATTTGCCATCTCTAAAAGGGCTTTGATGTCATCTCTCATAGCAGATACTTCAGCCTGTAAAGCCTCAACTTGAGCTTCCAACTTGCCAAATTCTCTTGGATCAATCTCTGACATTTGAAACTTCTTTTTTTGGTCTGCCCAACTTGGGTTTGTCTTCCTTTGGAGTTTCCTCAACAAGAACGTATCCTTGATGATCTTTCATGCTATCAATATCATACTGATAGGTAAAAGTGACTTCAGTACCAGACTGTAAACATCTAAAAGTAGCCATAAAAACTCCAAAAAAAGGGGGGTATTAGCCCCCTTTTATCATACCAAACGAACCACTACGCACCGAACTGTAGTGCTTGCTAAGTCCAAAGTACCGCCCGATTCGTTTTGGAAACGAATAGAGACAACATCTGCTGCTGAGACATAAGGTGTAACGCTAATGCCAGAGACATCCACGCCCATACTGATGTTCATCACAATGTCGCCTAGCTTTACGCCAGGTACTGCAATGGTATTTGTTTCACCCACGCCATCAGCTAAAGATGAAGCGTTTAGTGTTGCTACTACAGACCAAGTATCTGAAAAAAGACCTCGGAATTGGTCAGTTCCCCTACGGGAAACTACTGCTGTTGCTGCTGCCATAATAAATCTCCTTGATGTAAAAAATCCCCCCACCGATTAAGGCGAGGGGAAAAGGCAACTATTAGGCTGGAACTGCTAACGCATATGCGCTAGAAGACAAAGCTCCACCAGTTGAGGCGGCTGTACGCATGGCTTTCACGCCATACAGAGTGTCAGATGTAAATAGAGTAGCGAGGTACTCTTGTTTGTACTGAGTCTGTGAACGGACACCAACTTGCTCAACCAGAACCATAGAGTCCTTGTGACCCATCAAGCAGATACGATCTGTTTGAGTATTGCCATATCCAGTAT